TTCGCCGTCTTTACGGCCGCGCGCCTCGAGCGAAATCGTGAAACCGGCGTACGCCGTGCCGAGCATGGCAGAGATTGCGACGATAGCGCCAAACGGCTTCAAGGTCGTCTCGACGTTTAGCGGTTGCGGTGGCTCGTGCCTGGGCTATCGCATGGCTGGCTTTCGCGTCGTCTGGGCGAACGAGTTTATCGTCGAAGCTGCGAAGACGTACAAAGCAAACCATCCGGAGAGCATTCTCGACACGCGAGACATTCGCAGGGTCAAGCCCGAAGAGATTCTCGCCGCGACCAAGCTGCAGCCGGGCGAACTCGATCTTCTCGACGGCTCGCCGCCTTGCGCGTCGTTCTCGACGGCAGGAAAGAAAGAAGCCGGATGGGGTCTTGTTAAGAAGTACTCCGACTCCGAGCAACGTACCGACGATCTCTTCTTCGAGTTCGTTCGCATACTCCGAGGCCTCCGTCCGAAGACGTTCGTCGCCGAGAACGTAAGCGGTCTGGTCAAAGGCTCTGCGAAGGGTTACTTTCTGGAGATTCTCGGTGAACTCAAGAAATCCGGCTATCGCGTCGAAGCGAAGTTACTTGACGCGCAATGGCTCGGCGTACCGCAAGCGCGCCAACGCATTATCTTCGTCGGCGTGAGAGACGATCTCGGACTCAAACCGGCGCACCCGACGCCGTTGAGTTATCGCTATACCGTGCGCGACGCTTTGCCGTGGATCACTGCCGTAAGAGGCGGCAACAAGGTTATGGGTGGCGACACGCTCGGTCTTGCGCCTTATCAATTCGAAGTCGAAGCCGAAACGAATATCGACCGCTTCGCAATCGGCGAAGAGTGGGATCGCATGGGCAAGCCGGGAACGACAAGCGAGAAGTATCGGTCACTCGTGAGACCGGCGCTCGACAAACCATGCTCGACGGTCACATGCCCGCCGAATGGTAGCTTCTCGCCGAGTGCGCCGTCTTCGAGCGCGTCAGTCGTTCACCCGACCGAGAAGCGCAAGTTCTCAATCGCCGAGCTTCGCCGTATTTGCGCTTTTCCCGACGACTTCATTCTCACTGGAAGTTATGCGCAGCAGTGGGAACGGCTCGGTCGTAGCGTACCGCCGATCATGATGCGCGCCATTGCGTCGACCGTGCGCGACCAGATACTCAACGGCTTACCGACCGGCACAGCCCTTTAAACGCGTTCTGACGCGAAAGAACAGCATTTTATGAAGTACTCGGCGTCGATCAAAGACCAAACTATTCCCGGCTCGAAGTGGGCATTCGACGCAAACGTGACGACCGTCTTCGACGACATGCTCGCACGCTCGATCCCGCAATACGAAACAATGCGCGAGCTAACGACGGCGCTCGCCGTTGAGTTTGCGCAAGATCATACGACCGTTCTCGATTTGGGTTGCTCGCGCGGTACCGCGCTCGAAGCGATCATTCGCGAGCGTGGAATTCTAAACCGTTACGTCGGCGTCGAGATCTCCGAGCCAATGATCGCGGCAGCACGCGAGACGCTTGCCGGATTCATTCAAACCGGCTATGTGGATATTCAGGCGCTCGACTTGCGCTCGAAGTTTCCACGAACGAAGACGTCGGTCGTGTTGAGCGTGCTCTCTTTGCAGTTTATCCCGATTGAGTACCGGCAACGAATCGTACAGAACGTTTACGACTCGCTCTTACCGGGGGGCGCTTTCATTTTGGTTGAGAAGCTTCTCGGCAGTGGCGCAAAGCTCGACACGCTCTTCGTCGAGCGTTATCTCGATCACAAACGCAAGAGCGGCTATAGCGACGACCAGATCGAGCGCAAGCGACTCTCGCTCGAAGGCGTGCTCGTGCCGATCACGGCGCAATGGAACGAGTCTCTTTTACGCAATGCCGGATTCGCCGACGTTGATTGTTTCTGGCGTTGGTTGAACTTTGCGGGTTGGGTTGCCGTCAAGCGATGAGCGCCAAACGTGGACGGCCCGAAGTCGAGATCGACTTACAAAAGCTAAAGCTCTTATCGCAACTCGGCTGCACGAACTTCGAAATAGCCGCGAGTCTCGGCGTGTCCGAGCGCACGATAAACACGCGACGACGGAACGAAGAGTTTCGCGAAGTCATGGATCGAGCCGAAGCAATCGGCAACGTGTCGCTACGTCGTAAACAGATGACTATGGCGCTCGGTGGCGATAGAACCATGCTCATTTGGCTCGGTAAGCAACGGCTTCAACAGAAAGACAAGATCGAGACGTCTTCGAAAGATCCGATCAAGCCCCCGAAGATACATGTCGAATTCGTCACGCCGGGAGCGAGCAAGAAAGAAGACAAAGAAGAATAGAGTCGCGATACCGAGCGCTTTCGAAGGTCTCTTTCGACCGAAGCGCTACAAGGTCATGTACGGCGGTCGCGGTGGCGCGAAGTCATGGTCGATTGCGCGCGCTCTCGTGTTGCTCGCGTACGCCGGTAAGCTTCGCATTCTATGCGCGCGTGAGTTTCAAAACTCGATCCAAGATTCGGTACACCGGCTGCTAACAGATCAAATCTGGGCGCTCGGCTTGCGAGAGTTTTTCGACATATCGCAAACGTCGATTACGTCGGCGTCTGGCTCACAGTTTCTATTCAAAGGTCTGCGTAAGTCGATCCAAGAAATTAAGTCGACCGAAGGCATTGATATCTGTTGGGTAGAAGAAGCGCAAAGCGTAACATCTGGCTCGTGGGAGATTCTCTTGCCGACGATTCGCAAGCCGAACTCCGAGATATGGATTAGCTTTAATCCGTTCGAAGAAGACGATCCGACCTATCAACAGTTCGTCATTGAGCCGCCCCCGGACTCATGGGTTCAAAAGGTCGGATGGGAAGACAATCCGTACTTTCCAGACGTGCTCGACGCAGAGCGCCGGTACTTACAGTCGATTGACTTAGAAGCTTACGATCACGTTTGGGGTGGCAATCCCAAGACGCTGACCGACGCCGTGATCTTCGGCAAACGAACGCGCGTCGAAGGATTCGAGACGCCAGAGAACGCGCGCTTCTTCTTTGGCGCTGACTGGGGCTTCGCGCGAGATCCGACCGCGCTCATACGGTCGTTTATCAAAGACGAATGTCTTTACATCGATCACGAAGCTTTCGGCTTCGGCGTCGAGATCGATCACTTACCGGCGCTCTTCGACAAAGTGCCAGCATCGCGCGCGTGGCCGATCAAAGCGGACGCCGCGAGACCGGAAACGATTAGCTACATGCGGCGGCAAGGTTTCAACATTTCGCCAGCGGCGAAGTGGGACGGCTGCGTAGAAGACGGTATCGAGCACCTGAAGGGATTCAAGGCGATTGTGATTCATGAGCGTTGTAAGCACATGAACGACGAGCGCCGTCTGTATCGATACAAGGTCGACGCGAAGACCGGCGACGTTCTACCGTTGATCGTCGACAAACACAATCACGGATGGGACGCAACGCGCTATTCGCTCGACGGTTACATTCAGCGACGCGGCTCAAACAGCGTCTGGGCGAAGCTCGCGCAATAACGAAAGCCAGCGCTAGCGAGGCGAGTCGCACTTCTCGCAGAAACGGGAACTGTCGGTTCCGCGATTGGTATGACCGCACGCTTTGCAGACCCATTCCCATCCGGTAGAAAACAACGCGCGAATCGCGTCGTTACAGAGTTTTGAGATCTCTGTGTTAGTTGGTCGGTCTTCGTTGTCTTCATTGGTCACAGATTACCGCTTGCGTCTCACGTCGGCGAGCATGGCATTACGCAAAATCTCGTTAGCGCGTGTGAGATAGCCCTCACCTTGCGATTTGAGCCACGCGAGAACGTCGTTATCAACGCGAAGAGAGACCGGCGTCTTAATTGGTCGATAGTGCTTGCCGACCGTGCCTTGCTCCCAGAACTCAACCGGCAGCATGGCGTTATCGGGATCTTGCGTACCAGCTTTCTCTAACTCACTGCGTCTCGCCTCATAGCGAGCACGCAAGGCGGGGCTGATCTTAACTGATTTGCTCTTCATAGATTTGTTCCTCAATCGACTCGCCTTTGCGGGCGGAAATGATGTGAATGATTTCGACACCCTCGGTACTGCGGTCGACGAAAACGACCAGCAACAGAACGAGCTTTTCCGTCATTCCGATTAGTTGCGAACGTTGCTCGCCGTCGACGAAATAGTTCGGGGTCTCGATGTGATTTGGGTCTGAAAAGACTTCGATAGCGGATTCGAACGAGACGCCATGTTTACGAAGGTTTTTAAGAGCTTTCTTCGGGTCCCAAGTGAATCTCGTTTCCATCTAATTTAATTGTATATACGTTCTCGTATCGTGTCCAGCGAATCACCGAATTAAATGTCTAAAAAAGCTCAAGCCAAAACGCCGACCGCTCCACGCGCAAGCGCAACGAAAGATTCGTTCCAGAACTTCGCCGCGCGCATTGGATACGGCACCGGCAACGTCGCAGACGGTGGCGGCTATACCGTCGATTACGTTTCTCGCAACCGTTGGCAACTCGAAAGCATGTATCGCTCGTCGTGGATCTGTGGCAAAGCTGTCGATAGTGTCGCCGAAGACATGACGAAGCGCGGGATCGAACTCACGAGCGCAATCGAACCCGGCGAA